ATAACTCAACAGTTCTGGCAATGCCTCGATGATGCCTGTCAACAGAGAGTCCAACAAATCGATTCCTGCTTGGATTAAAAGTCCGAGATTTCTGGTGATTGTTTGCACCAGAGTCAGCAGGAGACTTGGGATCATAGCAGTCAATTCTGGTGCTTTTTCTGAAATGCCTGTTATCAATGCCATTAGCAACTGTCCACCAGTATCGATCAGAAGTGGAATCATGTTCAAGAAACTTTCGAGGACTGTTGGCAGAAACGATTGTAATGATTCAAGGACTGTTGGCAACACCTTCAGAATCTCTCTGATTCCTGTGTCAACTGTTTCAACCAGAATTGGCAGTGTGTCATTGATCAGTGATGGGATCATCTGAATCAGTTCTGGCACAAGAGTTCTTAACATTTCACCGACCACAACTGCAAGACCAGAAATGAAATTCTTCACCCTTGGCATGATGTTTTTCAGCATTGCCATCAATGAATCGGTAAAGTTCCCCATCAAACCATAAAAGTCAGCATTGTCATCTGCCATCCCTGTTAGAAGATTCTGCCATGATGCCCTTGTCATTTTTGTCGATCCTTGAATTGTTTTCAGTGCCTCTTCTTGAGTTTTTCCAAGAACACCGAACTGATCAGCAGTCTTTTCAAGGATGTCGAGGATCTGTGATGATGTCAGTTCATCAACAGAATCGACCATATAACCGACACTTTTTGCAGTCTCAAGGAATCCTTCCTTTGTTCCTTTTATACCAATATTCAAGTTATCAAGATATGTGAAGTTCCCTTTCAATGCCCAGTTGATTGCGTTCTGGGCAGTTGACATATCATATCCGAATGTGTTTGCAAGGTCACTATTTAATGTCATGAGTCTGTGTGTTGTATCAATTGCCTCATTGACATCATCAATGTCACCTTTCATCAAAGGATAAGTAGACGCAAATGACTGCATATACTCGTTTTCTGACATTGTCAGATCTTTCCATGCATTCTTTGTGTTCTCCATTGCCTTCTGGAGTGCCTCTTGTCCTTCCTTCCCACCAGAGTCAAACATTGCCTCCAGTCCCCCTGCCAACTGTTCATATTCTGCATATGAGGAGACTGCCTGTTTTCCCATATCGACCAATGCTCCAGTCAGATTCTTGAGACCATTCAATGCACCTTTTATGACATCTGTGGTCAAGTTGGCAAGAACACCTTTGAATACTGTCCACCCACCTTTGGCAGATTTGTCTGCCTGTTTGCCACTGTCCTCTGTCTCATCTCCGAGTTTGTCCACTGCATCTGTTGTGGACTCCATTGTTGCCTCGGCATTTGCAGTCTTGATCCTCAAGTCATTGATTGCTTTTCCTTCTGAATCAAGTGCCTTTTCGGATGATGACAGTTCTGTTGATAAGTCAGCGACTTTCTGTGCCTGTTCTTTATACTCATTGGAGGAAGTGCCGAGGGTTCTTCCTATCTCATCAAGTTTTGCTTTTTCTTTGTTATACGAATCGACCAAGTCATCATGTGCCGAGACATTCTTGTTATATTCGGCAATCATTCTTGACAACTGGTCTTTCATGTTGGCAAGTGCAGTCTTGTTCTGCTCTAATACGTTCTTGTACATGTCGGAGTCTTTTTTCAGATCCTTCAAAGACTTGTCTCCGGCATCATACATCGATGCAGTGGCCTTCATTTCTGCACTGACTAATTTGAGGCTTTGTGTTATTTGTGATAATGCTTTTCTATATTCCGATTCACCAGTCAGTTTGACTGCTCCTCCGAATCCTCCCATTATCCCACCTCCTTTATATTAAAACCAATCCTCCAGTTCTCTGGTTTTGATAGCGAGTTCTCGATATGTTGTGTTTGATTTTTCGAGTCTCATCTCCACATCAAAGTCATCTTTGTAATGCTGATATAACCTATCAAACATTCTGAAGGTCAATCTTCCAGTCTCATGAAAAGACAGGCCGAGTTTCGACCTGCCTATAAAGTAATACCAAGAGAAGTCAATGACTGGATTCTCCTCTTCATCTTGGATTATTCGTTTTTTTCTGTACCACTCTGTGTGGAAGTGACCACAGTCTTATTAAGAGCAGATGTTGTTTCCAGAAGTCCGATTTCTGTGATCATCCTTCCAACTTGTCTCTTTGTCAGAAGTGCCTTGTGAGAACCTGTTTCCTCGTTTTCCATGTCTATTCCTTCATTCAACATCTCTGTGAATCCGAATATGACTGCCTTGACATTCGGTTCGCCCCCTGCTGAATCGGTGAGTTCTCCCCATTTGGCTATTGAACCATATTCCTCCTGTATTCTCTCCATGACATTGAGATTAAAAACCAGAGTGAAGTCTTGTCCTTTGTATGTGATTTTCCCATTGTAATCTTTCATTTCATTTCCCTCCCATTACAAAAGAAAAGGAGAGGATTGCTCCTCTCCCTCATTTATACAGATGCCCCACCCAAATGTGATTCGATGTATGCAACTGCATCGGACTGTGAATCAAACACCTTTCTGTGTCTCCAGATACCATTCACTGGGATCACCATGTCTCCCTCAAGAGTTGTGGTGTTGAACTCGATTGACTCTCCCATTGTGGTGTCATCTTCAGTCGGTTCTTTGAACTTTACCAGTGACAGAACTGTTCCCCTGTATTTCTGTGTCCCATCGACCACCATTCTGGTGACTCTTCCGACTCCCACATAAGGAGCAGACTTGTTGGAGTCATCAGCAACCTCGTTTGATGCGTAGGTCTGTCCGAGTATAGTTGCAAGTGTGTCCAGATCTTCTCTGTCAATTCCCATGCTGACTGTTCCTCCTGTAACTCTGGAGTCAGATTCAGCAACTCCGTCATCGGCATAGAGTTTCGCATCTGCCACAGTAGGAGTGAAGTTGAAACTTATTGCCTTTGCTGGTTTCTTGGGAGTTCCGTATGTGATTGCACCAGTCGATGCGTCAACTGATGCGACACTATAACGAAAGTTGTTCAGACCAATCTTTGCCATTTATATTGTCCTCCCTTATAATTGCAAAATTTAATGTCTTGTGATAATAGCCTGTGTCAGTCTCATAAAAGTCCCCAGAGGAACTTGAGACTTGAAACACAAACCCGTTTGCTATTAGTTTGCTTTTTATCGTGTCAATAATCCTGTTGTAGTTGCCCTTTGAATAGATGTCAAAATCATAATAATCAACATATGCCATGAGTCCATCATCCCCTGCAAGAACATTGTCTGCATCGACCTGTTGATATGTGACATACGGTTCACCATGCCCCTCATAATACAAAAAGGAGACTGGAACATATCCAATCCCCTCAATCGCAAGGTCTTTAAAGATGGTTTCAATCAATTCATTCATTCCAGAAGTCCTCTTGATGCTTTTTTCTGTGCCTTGAGCATTGCACTTTCAATCTGGTCTTTCTTCCATGACTTGCGATAGAATGGTTTTTTCCTCTCTCCAGAACTTGTGCCATATTCCCTTGCAATGATGATCAGAGGAACAGGGACACCATCACTTTCATATGAATATCGTGCCTCCTTCCTTCCTCCTGTCCTTGTTGCCTTGTGGTTTCTGCCTGTCTTGTACTGGAAGGATTCTGTTGCCTTTCTATTGACTTTGATGTTGACCTTTTTCTCCGGCTTGTAATAACCATAGAATGCCACCTTGCAGTTGATGACTGTCTTTCCATATGTGTCATAGACCTTTGTCTTTTTAAGGAATGGAGCAAGTTTCTCCGAGTCTTTGAATGACCTTCTCATGTTCATCAGAACATTGTTGTAAACAACATCTGCCCCTGCCGAGACCATCTCTGCAAATATCTCATGAGAGTCATCATATATGAACTTGAAGTCCTTCATCAACTGGTCTGGAAGTTCCACCTTGAACTGTGCCATCAGTGTGTGATCTCCTTGCACTGCATTTCTAACTCCACACCCATCTCATCCACATTGTTCAAGTATTCGATGGTGTACTCTTTACCATGAAACACAAGAATCATGTCCCTGTTTATCGGTGTATGTGGATACCTAATTGTGAAGTTCGTGAATGCCTGTTCAAAGTCTGACCCATTACGGATGAGTGTCATTCCCTTTGTGGTCTTGACATTGGCATATGTGGACAACACCAGAACAGTCTGTTTTGTCATAAATCCTTCAGAGTCCTTGATGATGTTTGTTCCATATATGCTGATCTTATGATTGTATTTCCCTGCGTTTATCACAATAGATCCACCGAGTGCATGTGCAGAATGGAGTCGACCACAACATTCAGATTTGATGAATCAACATATAGTGTCCTGTTGTCCCACATGTCTTGAACAAGTACAAAGACAACAATCACCAACTCTGGATATTTGTCCAGATCTCCTTCTGTTCTGCCTGTGTAATTGATGATAAAATTCTTGGCAACTGTTATTAGATTATTGAGTGTGTTTATGTCATATGAGTCCAACTCTGTGAGTCTGATATAATCAGCGACATCAACATATGTTATCTCACTGACTTTTGTGATTACATTCATGTCATTCTCCTTTCGGAGTTTTTTTCTTGACTGTCCTTTTCTTTGGTTTTTCCACTGACTCGGTCTTGACCTCCTCAATGTATTTAGCATTGAGAAGGTCTTTGACTATTGTCATGTCTTTGATGTCTCTCGTTTCACCCTCCATCATAGAGAGTTTCCCTGCAAACGAGACCAGTGCTTTGACAATCATGAGATTAGAGTGAACCTCCTGCCATGACCATCTTTGCAATCTTCTGCTCATCGATGACCTTTGAGTCGAACTCGAGCCAACCGATGACACCGACTACATGCTGATCTGCGAATCTCTCACGGAGAACCTCAACATTGATGTCCTCGGAGAACTTCGTTGCGAGGCCTTTGAAGTCGCCATAATAGATGACTGCACCATCATCACCGATGGAAGGCATATTGTCAGATACATAGACTGGTTTTCCAAGGAGAGAAGTTCCGAACGGAGTGGATATATCATCGTTGAGGAGATAGTATCCAGTGCCAGACTTGAGTTCTCTTAATGCAGTTCTTGTTGACGGAGACATGATCCAGATTGCGTTGGACTGGAAGTCATCCTTAATCTTGTCATGAAGTTCAATGACTTCGTTGGATGTGATTGCAGATGCAGATGCACACACAACTCCATTGGAGAGAGTTGAAAGTCCCTCGACCTTCTGGGATGTTCCCACAAGGCACTCACGCTCGATGAATCTCTTGATTGCGTATGCCATCTCATCAACCACAAAATCAACGATGTTGAACTGTGCATTGTTTATGAGGGATCTGCTGACCTTTGTCAATGCTCCTGCAAGGAATCCTGTGAGGGATACCTTTCCGAATGATCCAGAAGTGCTGACAAGTTCGGAGAACTCGTTTGCATATGCGACTGTGATGTTGTGAGCGTCTGCCGGATAATAAGGAACATCAAGAGTTCCCTTCACGTTGTACTTTGCAGACCTTTCAAGAATAGGACATATATCATAAACCTTCTTGATTATCTGATTTGCAATGGATGTTGGTATAACTGCACCATTGTCTGCCTTTGTCATGTTTACATCGGAATCACGGAGTGCATATCCTCTGATATAGTTCTCAAATGCATTCCTTTCCATCATTTCGACTGATCTTTCTTCCACTGTGTTTTCCTCCTCTGTGGGTACATTATCATTTTTGATTTCTGCCTCTGACATTTCTCTGACATCATCTTCGAGACCGAGTGTCTCTTTGATTCTTCTGACATCATCCTTTATCTCGGCAATTTCCTGTGCCTCTGCATCGGTCAATGCTCTCTCTTCTGCCTTGGCAGTGTCGAGGATTGCCTCTGCCCTTGTGATTAAGTCATTTTTCTGCTCAATCAATTTCTTTGACATTTAGATGTCCTCCTTCATTTGTTTGATTAGATTCTCGATCTCGGAGTAATCTATCGTTTCATGTATTGTTTCAGTCTGCTCTTCTGACTGTTCTGGACTTGCATCCACTCTCTCCTCGATTTCAGTGTGGATCTCATCGGTGAATGTCTCCCCTATGGAAATGACATTCCCTTCCTCATCTGCTCTCACTGAAACCAATGTCCCATCATATGCCGGAGTGAACTCTTTGTTGAGGATGGAGACCTCTCTCAAGTCCATGTCTCTCACCATCCTCAAGGGAAGTCCCTGTTCCGTTCCTTCATCGACTCCGTCTGGAGTATCAAAGAAACCGAATGACCACCCCACAAGATTTCCATCTCTTGCATCCTTGACCACTTCTGGATCTGATGTTTCAAAACTTGCTCGGAGTCCGATTGCATCCTCTTCAAGATGCAGATTGCCCTGTTTCGTTGAACCCAGATCCCTGTCCCAGTTGTGATTCAGTAGTACATGGACATCATCATTCCTTTTCAGTGCATTAAAAAAAGCACCTTTGCAGATGCGTTCAATGAATCTTCCGAGTCTTGACCATAATGGTTTAGAATTTCTCTCGATTGCGTTCACATAACCCTCGATGTGAACACTGTCATCAACAATTCTGATTTGCACTCTCTCACCCTCCTTTCGCTCATTTGACTCCTCCTCAAATCTTTGCCATCTGTCCCTCACTGGTGTCAATCCATGCAATGTCATCGATTCCCACAGTCTGTGAATAAACCTTTCCTCCTCCTGCATAGTCCTGTGCCATCATTTTTGATGGAGACACAAAACCTCCTTGCTCTATTGGTTTACTGCTATATACTGTTATTTTCCCAGATGCAAGTGCTTTTTCTCCGTCTGCCTTTGTAAAGTCTGGGTAAACATAATCATCACTGTTGGATGTGAATGCTTCTTTCCCACTCTTTATGTCTGACGGACTTCTGATCCCAGTGTGGACATCATCGGTCATTGGGTTCGTTTTCTGTATTATTTCATACTGTTTTTGTTTTTCTGGAGTGACTGGATTGCCTGTGTCCTTGTCTGCATTCGTTTCTTTGGGAGTTGTCTCCGACTGTGTGGGTTTTGTGGAATTGCTCGGAGTCTTTTTGTTTGTTTCTCCTCCACCTCCTCCAGATACCCCTTTCAGTTCATCAATCTGTTTTTTCAGTTCTTCTCTTTTTGCTTTACCAGATCCGAATCGACTGGTTTTTGCAAGTTCTTCCTCCAAGGCTTTTATTTTTGCATCATTTCCACCATTAGATGAACCACTGCTTGAGGATTCTCCAGAACCTCCTGTCTTTGCTCCAAATTTCCCTGTTTTAGGATCGTGAACATCATTGAACCTTTCGATTGCTCTG